AGCCGGAGGTTACATGGCTAGGTTTACAAACTTTAAGAAGGACGGCATTGTCAGGCTTCTGGGCGATGGCCTTAGTTTGGTACAGGCTTGTGAAGAGGTTGGTATTAGCCGTAGTGCTGTATATAAGACTATGCGGCAGGATGAGGGCTTTGATGCTTCTGTGAAAGAGGCCCAGCGTCAAAGTGCTGAGAAGGCTTTAGAGGAGTTGGATGTTTTGTATGATGATGCTCTTCATAAGCGTAAGGATTATGATCCGCATGTGTTGAGGGATTATGCTAACCATGTGAGATGGAAGGTTAGTAAGATTATACCTGAGAGGTTTGGGGAGCAGAAGGCTAGGGCTGGGGTAGAGGTTACTGACGGTGCGGTGAAGATACTGTGGGAAAGTTGACATAACTGTGAAACAGGTACGCATCCCTTATAAGCCTAGAGAGCTACAGGCTGAAATGCACCAGAGTGTAAAGCGTTGGAACGTGCTTGTGATGCACAGACGCTTTGGCAAGACAGTCTGGGCTGTAAATCATTTAATCAAACATTGTCTAGTTTGTGAACTACCGAGGCCAAGAGTGGCTTTTGTGGCTCCTACTTTTACACAAGCCAAGCGTATTGCGTGGGATTATGTGAAATATTATGCGTCTGTCATTCCCGGTGTGAACTTTAATGAAACTGAACTGAGAGTTGATTTCCCTAATGGCGGTCGGCTGATGCTCTTGTCTGCTGAGAACCCTGATAGCTTGCGTGGTATCTATCTTGATCTGTGTGTGTTTGATGAGTTTGGAATGCAAAACCCAAGGGTATGGGGGGAGGTTGTACGCCCAGCCCTATCAGACAGAGAGGGTGCGGCTGTATTTCTAGGCACCCCGGCAGGACATAATCATTTTTATGATTTATTAGAAACTGCCAAGTCAGAGTCCGAAGCTGGGTCTGACCAGTGGTATTGGAAGATCGTAAGAGCGTCTGAAAGCGGTCTTGTGAAAGATGAAGAGCTACAAGCCGCACAATCACAGATGACCCCGGAACAGTATGAGCAAGAATATGAGTGTTCCTTTACAGCGGCAATCATAGGGGCTTATTATGGAAAGTTGTTATCTGATGCTGATGATGACGGAAGGATTACTAGGGTTCCTTATGACCCCGCTTATCCTGTGCATACCGCATGGGATTTGGGTATAAACGACTCAACAGCAATTTGGTTTGCACAGATATTTAGGAGTGGAGCAGTAAATGTCATTGACTACTATGAAAGCAGCGGTGTTGGGTTGGATCACTACGCTGAAGTATTACGTCAGAAGGATTATCATTGGGGAGACCACCTCGCCCCGCACGACATCGAAGTCAGGGAAATCGGGTCGGGCAAAAGCCGCCTCGAAACGGCGTTCAGCCTCGGCATCAGGTTCAAAGTCATCCCGAAAATGAAGGTGGCTGATGGCATCAATGCTGCTAGAGTATTATTGCCTAAGTGCCACTTTGACCGTGATAAATGCGCTGAAGGCGTTGAGATGCTAAAACAATACAGGCAGGAGTGGGATGAACGGAGAAAAATGTTTAGAGATCATCCGAGGCATGACTTCACATCTCACGCTGCGGATGCGTTTAGGTATTTGGCTATTGGGCTGGAGAATAGACAAGCTGCTGTTCGTCCACCGCAGAAAGTTGCAGTCAATGAATATAATCCGTTTAGCATTTAATTATGGCAAGCCAAGACATAGAAGACATAATATATTTAATAAAAACAAGCGATTATCATAATTGGTGGGGTAAAGAATACTTTATTAACTATATAAAAATACCGTTTAGTTTAAGACAGTATGCTGTCATAAGAAAAGACAACAGGCCGATATGTTTTGCAACATGGGGTTTTCCAAGCGCAGATCATATAAAAGAATATTTATTAGACTATAAGTTTCCAGTAGAGGGGTTTAGCGCAAACGGAGAAGATGTTTGGATTATTGATTTTATATCTGTTGGTGGCATGCGTAACACAGCAATAGGTTTTAGAAAGCTAAAAAGTATGTTATCAAAAGAAGGTTATAGTCAGGCGTTTTGGTTTCGCACTGAGACATCAAAGCTTGGGTTTCACGATTGGAGTTAGTTATGGGTGGTGTTGCTAGGAGAGTTAGAAAGGCTGTCAGAAAAGCTACAAGGTTTGTAGATAAAAAAGTTGTTGAGCCTTTTATTGAAAAGCCAATTAAAAAAATTGGCAAGGAAACTTTTGATACCGTTATGGGTACTACGGACGAAGAACGTAGGTTTATTTTGTACGGAGAAACCCCAGAGGTTCCAGAAGTAACACCAGAAGTTACGCCAGAAGTTGTCCCTGATGATGAAACCCTTTTGGAGAGGGGAAGAAGGCGAACAAGGTCTACAAAGAGGTCAGGCGGGGCTGGAACCCTTATGGAAGGTTATGGAGTCGCATTTGCCAAGCCAAATCCTAAAGCACCGACAGGGAGTGAATAATGAGTTTTTTAAGACCAAAAATTAATATGCCGCCGCCGCCACCACCGCCGCCGCCACCAGCGAGGGCGAATGAAGAAGACACAGAGAGGGCGATGGCTTTGGCTGAAGAAGGCGTCAAAAAAACGCGAAGAAAAAGAGGTGCTGGCTCTACGATAGTTGCTGGCGCACTTGGAGATGATCAAGGGCGAAGCCCAACCGGGGGCAGACCAACTTTATTGGGGTAAGCTATGCACATGAACAGCATCAAAGAATTGGTGGGACGGTACGATCACCTCAAGACTCAGCGGGACAACTGGAACAGTCACTATCAAGAGTTGGCTGATTATATGCTGCCAAGAAAGGCAGACGTTGTTAAGAGCCGATAAACGCATGGAGTTGATTTTTGATGGCACAGCACTGCAAGCAGTAGATCTTTTGTCATCAAGTCTTCATGGCCTCCTTACAAGCGGTGCGGCACCTTGGTTTCATCTTGACATGAAAGATGAGGAGATAGGGCGTGACGATGAGGTTCGTGAGTGGTTGCAAGACACAAGCCATAGAATGTTAAGAGGCTTTGACCAATCAAACTTTGGCACTGAAGTCCATGAAATGTATGTAGACCTTGTTGTTTTTGGCACAGGCTGCATGTTTGTAGAAATGGAAGGTGGTGCGTTGCGGTTTAGTACCCGGCACATCTCAGAGTTTTATATACAGGAAAATCAGTTTGGTTTGGTTGATACGGTTTTTCGTTCATACAAATCACCTGTACGTCAAGTGGTGCAACGGTTTGGTATAGAGAATGTAACAGACTACATTCTTAAAAAGAACCAAGACAAGCCTGATGAAGAAGTGGAGATATTGCATGTTGTCATCCCCAGAGAAGAAAGGGACAAAACAAAAGTAGATAATAAAAACATGCCGTTTGCATCTATTTACATAGATATGCAATCAAAAGCCATGCTTTCTGAAAGTGGTTTCCAAGAGTTCCCATACATTGTTCCACGATATTTGAAGGCAACTGGTGAAACAATGGGGCGTTCCCCCGCAATGGTTGCGTTGCCTGATGTCAAGATGCTCAACTTGATGTCTAAAACAATCATTCAAGCTGCACAGAAACAAATAGACCCTCCTCTACTTGTTCCTGATGACGGATTTCTTCTCCCTATCCGTACCCAGCCGGGGGGATTGAACTTTTTTAGGAGTGGCAGCAGGGATACAATCACACCACTTAACACAGGCGCAAACATTCCTATTGGCTTAAACATGGAAGAACAGCGTAGAGGCGCGATTAGATCAGCGTTTTTTGTTGACCAGCTACTTACAGGCGGTGGCCCAAACATGACCGCAACTGAGATAATTCAAAGGCGAGAAGAACAACTAAGGGTCATCGGGCCAGCCCTTGATAGATTAAAGAATGAAATGTTGCGTCCGTTGATTGACCGTGTGTTTGCTCTGATGTTACGCGCTGAAATGTTGCAAGAAGCACCAGAAATACTGCAAGGGCGTGATGTAGATGTAGAATACATTTCACCACTTGCTCGCGCACAAAAGTCAAGCAGTCTGAACAGCACTATGAAGGCACTGGAAATACTAATGCCGCTTGCTCAAACGCTTCCTGTTGGGGATCACATAGACCCGGATGGATTAGTCAGGCATGTTACTGAATCCCTTGGTGTGCCTAAGACAACACTGAAATCCGAGGCTGAAGTGCAGCAAGCTAGACAGGCGAGGGCAGAGGCAGAACAACAACAAGCAGAGGCTATGCAAGAATCTCAAGAGGTGCAGGATATAGCGCAGTTAGCCCAAGCTAGTAGAATGGTGAGCAAGTGAACAAAGAAATAGAAAAAACAAAAGATCTTTATAGGCAGACATTTAATACAGACAGTGGGAGTAAAATATTAGCTGATCTGGAAGCTAGGTGTAATTATAAGACACTTAGCTATGTTGCTGGCGATGCCAATGCAACAGCTTTTGAAGAGGGCAAGAGAGCCGTTATTCTTCACATTTACAACATGCTAAGAGAGGAGATGTAATGTCATTAGAAAACGCCGAACAGGTAGCCCAGCCAGAGGCAACCCCTGCGCCAGCGATTGAAACGCCAGC